GATGGTCGCCACTATGTATGGGCAGTCGCTGGTGCAGCTATTACAGCTAACACAGCAACTTGCTCTATCAACGCTTCGACTTTCGTAGCTACTGGTTCTGCTGGTACTTACTTAGCACCAACAGTCGCAATGGCTTCAGGCGATTATGGCTGGTTCTCAGCAGCTTCTGTTTAATAGGTTAACCCTCTTAAATTGAAAATGTAGTAAAACTAGGGCTATCTCAAAAGGGTAGCCCTTTTTCTTTTTTATAAACCCCTAACCACTTAGGAGCATTAAAAATGGCAATAGAAAGCGATATTCAAGGAGCAGATTCACGACTAGCAGTCCAATTCTATAAAAAAAGTATGAAGCAAGAAGATGCTTCAAACGAGGCAGGTAGACCAATTTTTAAAGAATTCGATTTTGTAAGAATTATGATTCCTGGTGATAATTTGACAGAAATCGACACTTACGCACAAGAGTCCCATAAACAGCGTTTTCCACGCCAATGGGCGCACTATCAGAATCAAACCGCAGGACATGAAGATATTGTTGGTACACCTTTAGACCAATGGCCTCAAGTTACCCGTAGCCAAGCCGAAGAATTGCGTGGGCTTAAATTCCACACAGTAGAGTCTATTGCAGACTGTTCTGACCAGCAATTACAGCGTATTGGAATGGTAGCTGGCATGTCACCGCATAATTTCCGTCTAAAAGCCAAGGCTTTCTTGAATTTAGCTAATGATTCTGCTGAAGTAGCACAAAGAGAATCAGAATTGCAAGCATTAAAGGAAGAAAATGCTAAAATTAAGGCTGAAACAGATGCGAAGCTGACAGCTATGCAAGAACAAATGTCAGCGCTACTTGCGGCTGTTGCGGAAAAGACTCCAAAAACACGCAAACCGAAAGTAGTAAAGGCCTAATATGTCCCAAACGATGTTGCAACTTGTCCAGCAAACCGCAGCCGAGTTAAACTTGGCTGTACCTACCTATGTAGCTGGTAACACTAGCCAAGATGTACAGCAGATTCTTGCTTTAATGAATGGTTCTGGTTATGACTTGCTAAAAGAATACGATTGGCAAGCATTACAAGTGCAATATCGTTTTTACACGCAATCTTTAACCGCCAATGCTACAACTGTTAATGGTTCTACTACATTAACTTTTGAGTCTGGCACAGATTTAAGCGGTGTTACAAGCCAATGGCAGTTATCAGGCTATAACATTCCTCAAGATACTTATGTTGTAAGTGCCAATAACACCACAAAAGTGGTTGTAATGAGTCAAATGGCAACAGGAAATGGTGTGCAATCAGTAGTTTGCGCCCAAACAGCCTATGATTTGCCACTTGACTTTGAAACAATGACCAACAGAACCCATTGGGATAAATCTAAGCATTGGGAAATGTTAGGGCCAGAAGATGCCCAACAATGGCAATGGTTAAAGTCTGGTTATATCTCTACAGGACCTCGTGTGCGTTGGAGAATACTAGATAACCAATTCTGTATTTGGCCTATTATGAATACCCAAGAGTATTTAGGGTGGGAATACAGGTCAAAAGGATGGGCTAGAGGCGCAGATGGCGCAATTAAGAATAGCTTTACTGCTGACACAGATACTACAGTTTTAGATGACCGTATCATTGTTTTAAGCACAAAAATGAAGTATTGGGCTATTAAAGGCTTTGACACTACTGCTGTTTCTCAAGAATATCAGCGTTATTTGTCTGTAGCTAAAGCCAATGATAAAGGCGCACCTAACCTGTCATTTGCCCCATACCCAAGCAAAGTGCTTATTGGCTACGCTAATATCCCTGATACTGGTTACGGTTCATGACAACCCCACAGCAGCGTAGGGCAACTACTACCTCTATGGCATCGCCCATAGGAGGTTGGAACGCTAGGGATTCATTGGCTAATATGCAACCGCTAGATGCGGTGCAGTTAATCAATTTCTTTCCTACTCCTACTGATGTCACTTTAAGAAAAGGCTATACAAAGGCTTCTACTGGCATTGCTGGAAAAGTAAAGTCTTTAATGAATTACACAGAGAATTCAGGATATAAACTATTTGCTGCTGCTGGCACTAAGATTTATGACTCTAAGCCAAGTACGGCTGTAGAGTATTTTACAGGTTTAACTAGCGACAAATTTCAGCATGTAAACCTTACAAATCAAGCAGGACACTTTTTAGTAGCTTGTAATGGTTCTGACCCTACCCTTGTATTTGATGGCACACGCTGGTTTAAAATTGCCACAACAACAACCGCACAAACAATAACAACAATTACAAGAGGTGGCGCAGGTAATTTAACTGCTACTGTAACTACTGCTGTTGCTCATGGTTTAATTTCAAAAAACAGAGTTACTATTTCTGGTGCTACTGAAGCAAACTATAACGGTACTTATGTAATTACAGTAACTGGTGCAACAACTTTTACTTACACAATGGCTACTGCGCCTGCTGCCAATGCTACTGTAGTAGGAACATACACTACTATCGGTATTACTGGCGTTGATTCAAGTAAATTTATTAATGTCAATTTGTTTAAAAACAGACTGTATTTCACAGAAAAAGACAGTATGACTTGCTGGTATTTGCCAGTAGACTCTATTGGTGGTGCTGCTTTGCCGCTTTATTTTGGCGGAATTGCTCGCAATGCTGGTTATTTACAAGCTATGGGTACATGGACATTAGATGCTGGACAAGGCGCTGATGACTATGCAGTATTTGTAACTTCTATGGGCGAAGTCATTGTTTATAACGGTACAGACCCCAATGTGGCAGAAACTTGGCTTCTTAAAGGCGTATGGCAATTAGGACAAACATTTAATAGACGCTGCTTTTTTAAATGGGCGGGCGATTTATTGCTTTTAACTCAAGATGGACTTGTGCCATTAGCTTCTGCGTTGCAATCTAGCCGTTTAGACCCTAGAATTAATCTTACAGATAAGATTTATTTTGCTGTAAGTCAAGCAGCTACTAACTTTTATGCTTTAGACGGATGGCAAATTAATTATTATGCTTCTGAAAATATGCTTATTTTATCTATTCCTACCAATAATGGTATGGAGCAGTATGTAATGCACACTATTACTAAGTCATGGGCCAGATTTACAGGTATTGAGGCTTATTGTTGGGAAGTAAGCGGTGATTCAGATATGCACTTTGGTGGCAATGGTTTTGTAGGTAAGTTTTACGACACTAATGCAGATGCTGGTAGTAACATTGTTGCAACTGCACAGCAAGCCTACTCTTATTTTGATTCACCAGGACAAACAAAACGATTTACTTTAGTACGCCCTATCCTACAGACAGATAACGGTTTGCCAACTGTTTTATGTGGTATTAGCGTAGATTTTGACACACAGCCACTTACTAATCAAATAGCATTTAACCCAAATATTGTTAATACTGGTATTTGGGATTCTTCTAAATGGGATGGTGCAAATTGGGGTGGTGGTCTTACTACTACTAAAATTTGGCAAGGCGTCACAGGATTAGGGTTTAGTGGCTCAGTCAACATCAATGTGGCATCACAAGGCATTGAATTGCATTGGGCTTCAACTGACTATGTAATGGAAAGAGGTGGGGTAATTTGAGGCAAGTTACTACTAAAAATCAGCAGTATATGGGTGATTGGCTAGTAAGAATGATGAATTACCCATTGCCTACAGAAACAGTATGTATAGGGCAAGAAATAGACGGTAATTTAGTAGCTGTAGTAGGATATTGCAGTTTTATGCCAAAAGCGTGTCAAATGCACATTGCGGCAGTAGGTGAAGTAAATTGGATGAATCGAGATTTGTTGTGGGCGGCTTTCGATTATCCCTTTAATAAACTAGGAGTTAGCGTTATAATTGGGCAAATATGTGGCAGTAATGAAGATGCCCTTAGATTGAACCGACACCTTGGTTTTAAAGTGATAGCCGAAATCCCTGATGCTCATATGGATGGAGATTTAGTGATTATGGCTATGAGGCGTGAAGATTGTCGTTGGCTCGACATCAAATGCCCTTTAAGAACAGCAAGAGGAGAATGACATGGGTGGTGGTGGATTTCTAGGGTTAGGCCCAGCGCCAAGTGCGCCAGCAGCTCCCGATTATAGGGCGGCAGCGCAAGAAACTGCACAAGGCAATCTTGATGCGGCTAGAGTAGCTACTGCCGCCAATCGTGTAAATCAAGTTACACCTTATGGCAACTTAGATTACACACAATCTGGTACAGACCCATATGGCAATCCTACTTGGACTGCAACTACAAGCCTTTCTGATGTAGGTCAACAACTTTTAAATAACCAAAATCAAACTTCTTTAGGTCTTGGCAGCACAATTAATTCAGCTTTAGGTCGAGTGCAAGACACAATGGGTCAAGCATTTAACCCTAATTTGCCATCTACAGGCATGAATCCTGGGCAAAGTTACCAAGAAGCCTATATGCAACGCCTTGCTCCTCAAATTGAGCAAGGTCGTGAGTCTATGCAAGCTCAGTTAGCCAATCAAGGTGTTGTACCAGGCACTAAGGCATACGAAAACGCCATGCGTCAACAAGGAATGAAAGAAAACGATTTATTGTTGGGCGCTACTACTCAAGGTTTTGGTGTTGGTTCGCAGGCTAATCAGCAAGCATTTAACCAAGAGATGACTAAATACAATATGCCACTTAATACTTTAAGTGCGTTGCGTAGTGGTTCACAAGTTCAAAATCCTACTTTTGTAAACTCTGCACAACAAGCAACAACAGGTGGTGCTGATATTTTAGGTGCAACACAAATGGGTTATAACGCTCAGATGGGTGATTTTAATGCCAAACAAGCAGCACAACAGAATTTGAATAGTGGTCTTATGGGCTTGGGTGGCGCAGCAATGATGGCGTTTTAATGCAATTAACAGATGAAAAAATAAACTCTTACTTTTACGAACCCAGTATTGCAATATGGGAATCAGATGAATTTAAAGTTTATGCGTTTCAAGATGGTAAAGCAGTTAGATTAGATATAGAAAGAAAAGATGGTTTAGATGGTATTACTTGGGATGAATTACAACAGATTAAAAACGATTGTGGTTTTGCTGATTGTGATGCAGTTGAGTTTTATCCTTCTGAATCAGATGTTATTAACACAGGAAATTTGCGACACTTGTATGTGTTTTTTGAAAAACTACCTTTGATTAGAAGATTATGAACGATTACTTTACTACTGTAAATCCATATTTTGCTCAACAAGACCAAGGTTTAAGCCCTGTTTTTCAAAATATTGCACAGCAACAACAAAATCAAAATGCTGCGCTTGCACAACAAAATCAATTAGTACAGCAAGCTGGTCAAACTCAGCAACAAGGTGGAATGAATCCAATGGCTATGGCAATGGCTTTGCGTGGTCAGAAAAAACAGCCAGGATTAGGTGAAACAACTAATTCGTTTGGAAAAGTAATACCTGACCCTACTTATGGAAATGGTAATGCTTATAACAATATGTCCTCTGGTGAAATGAGTAACATGATGGCAAACGGAGTCTAATATGGCAAATGAATATAACTTTGGACAAGCTGGCACTATGTCGCCAGAGGATTATGCCCAACAACAACAATTAAATCGCCAACAACAAATGGCACAAATGTTGTTGCAACAAGGTACGCAACAGCCACAAGGCCAGATGGTTAGTGGTAGATATGTTCCTACATCTTTTTTCCAAAACATTTTGCCTATGGCTAACATTGCCGCATCGCAATATGTTGGTAGTAAAGCTGATGCTGAACAAAATAAATTAGCTCAAAGATTACGCACTCAAGAAATTGCTGATATTGGAAAATATAACCAGATTCTTAAAGGTACTGAGGCTGTTGCCGCTCAACCAGAAAAAACTACTGAATTGGCAGGGCCATACACAAGCGATATGCTTAAACCTACCGCTTTCAAAGAAGCTGTACCTGCCCAAGCTGCTGTACCTGGCAATGCCGAACAAGCCAATTTGTTTGCTGCAAGCTCATACAGCCCAATTCTTCGTCAAATGGGTATTAAACGCATGACTGAAGGCCCTAAATGGGAAAAAGCAGAAATGCCTATGGCTGATGGTAGCGTCAGACATGGTTGGGTAAATTACAATTCTCCAAACCCTAAAGATACATTTATTGAGGGTGGCACAAAACCAGCTTACACAGCATTGGAAGGAATGAGATTCCAATACGACACAGGTATGCAACCTCCTGGTGCGCCTGTTCAAACTGGTAGACCTGTTCAAGGTGCGCCAGCACAACAAGTTCCTGTCGTTCCTAGTCAAACACCTGCTCAAGTTACACCTACCGCAGCACCTGTGCCCAATAGACCAGCCGCAGCACCTATGTCAAATCAAACTGGTAATCAAGTTATTTCTGCTACTGGCAATGCTGTACCTGTAAGTGCTATGAACGCACCTCGTATGTCTCCAAAACAACAAGGTGAAGCTAATCAAGCTATTTTTACTGAAAGTGAAAAACAGCGTCAAGCTGATTTAAAAGCATTGCCAGGAGCTATGGAGCAGGCTAATAACGCAATTAAAACTATTGACCAAATGATTGGTGATGCTCGTTTAAATGATAAAGGCGAAATTGTTTATCAAAAGTATGACCCTGTTACTAAAAAATATGTAGAAGGTGTAAAACCTCATGGTGGATTTGAAAACTATGTTGGTGCAACAATGTTCCCTGGATTAAGATTTATAGAAGGTACTGAGACAGCTTCTTTTGACCCTCTTTATCAAGCAATTAAAGGTCAAGCGTTTTTGGATGCTTTTACAAGACTTAAAGGTGGAGGTCAAATTACCGAAATTGAAGGTCAAAAAGCTACTGATGCTTTACTTAAACTTAATAAAGCACAAAACGAAAAAGACTTTATTAAGTACGCTAGAGAATTTCAAGAAAATTTACAGCGTGGCATGGAATTGGCTAAAAACAAAGCTGGTGTTTCTAAAGAATACACAAACCCTGCAAATAAACCTTCTTTACGCTGGAATCCTCAAACAAATAGCTGGGTAAATCAATAATGACTATAACGGTTGATATTGTCGGAGTAGGTCCTGTAGAGTTTCCTGACGGAATGTCAAAGGAAGCGATGGAGTCTGCATTACAAAAGCTGCCATCACCTACAAAAGCACCCCCTCCAACTACTTTAGTACCATCAAATCAGTCTAATTATGTAACTGGTGATGTGCCTTCTGTAGTTGGTCAATATGCAAGACCAACAATAAATCAGCCTGAACCTACAACATCCATGATGGACAAGGTTAAAGCTGTGTATGAAGTACCAGCTACTATTGCTAGTGGCATGGTTTCACAACCTGTTTCTATGCTATATGGCGCTGGTAGAAGTGCTATAGAAGGTGCTATGCAAGGTCAAATGCCTAGCCCAGAAGCTCAAAATGAATACTATAGACAAGCTAGAAGAAAAACTCAATTTGTACCTAGTTCACCTGCTTCAGTTAATGTTTTAGAAAACATTGGCGATGTTTTAGAGGCCTCTAAATTACCTCCTTATATTGGTAAATTTGGCAGAGGTGGAATTGGTGAAATACCATCTTTTACTCAAGCTGCTGGAGTTGCAAAACCTTTTGTACAAGAAGCTCTTAGAACTACTATGGAAAGCACTAAGCCAGTAGTTAATAGCATGGCTAATGCGCTAAGAACTACAGATTTTGCTCCTAAAGGCATACTTGCTTCTGCTCCTACTGCTGAAAATTTAGCTGCTGATGCAACTAAACTATATGCTGCAACTAAAGCCTCTGGAACAGCCTTTAAACCTGATGTGTTTGGTGCAGAAATGGGCAAAATTGGCGCTGATTTAAGAGAACTTGGTTATCACCCTAAACTTCATCCTGATATTAAAGTTGCACTTCAAGAACTTACAAATACTAAAAAACCTAAAGATATGTTGGAATTGCAATCTTTAAGAGAATTTATTGCCAATGGACAAGGCAGCAAAAATCCTAAAGAAAAAATGCTTGCAACTGTTCTTAAAGACAAGTTTGATGATTTTGTTGTTAATGCTCCTATTGAAGCTATTTCTTCTGGGTCTGCTGAAGGCGCTAAAACTTGGCAACAAGCTAGAGACACCTATAGTAGATTGCGTAAATCTGAAGTATTTACCAACATGGCAGAAAGAGCAGAAATTGACAAAGCTGGCATGGGTATAGAAAAGTCATTAACCAATCAACTCCGTGCTTTAGCTAAAGACCCTAAGAAAATGCGTTTGTTTACCCCAGATGAACAAGCAGCCATTGTTCAAGCTGCTAAAGGCGGAACAGTTCAAAACATATTAAGCCAGTTTGGTAGATTTGCTCCAACTAGCGCTGTTTCGTCTATTCCATCTATTTTAGCTACTGCTGCAAGCGCACCATTAGGTCTTGCTGCTACTGCTGGAGCAATAGGCTCAAGAATGGCATCTACAAAAATGAAACAAAATGAGTTAAACAAACTTGCTGCGGTTATGAGGGCTGGTTCAAAATCTCCTAAGAAATCTAAAGGAAAACAAAATGAGTAGAAACGGTAGCGGTACTTATAACCTTCCTGCGGGTAATCCCGTAGTTACAGGCACAACTATTAGCTCTACTTGGGCTAATAACACGCTGACAGATATTGCAACTGCATTAACTAATTCATTAGCATCTGACGGTCAAACCCCTGCAACTGGTAATTTGGACATGAACAGCAACAAGATTGTTAATCTTGCGGCTGGAACAACTACTGGCGATGCTGTTAATTACACCCAATTCCTAGCCGCTTTTGTAAACCCTACCTTTGGCGGTAATGAGTTTATGCTCATTCCTAAAGGTACAACTGCTCAACGCCCTGCCGTACCCGTAGATGGTGAAATGCGTTATAACACCACTACTAACCAGTTTGAAGGTTATGCCAATGGCGCATGGGGTCAATTAGGTGGTGGCGCTACTGGCGGTGGTGGCGATACAGTCTTTGTTGAAAATTCAAGAGTAGTTACTACAAACTACACAATTCCTGCGTCTAAATCAGCAGAAAGTGTAGGAGAAATCACTATTAACTCAGGTGTTACAGTTACAGTTTCTAGCACAAGTCGCTGGGTAATCTTGTAAAATAGACGAAATTAAAGGATAAATAATGGCAACTACCCTTAACGCAGGAAACGCTACAAGCGGTGCGGCAATATCAGCCGATACTACTGGCATCCTGCAACTTCAGTCAGGCTCTACCCCTACTACTGCGGTAACTATTACAACTGCACAGAATGTTGGTGTAGGCACTTCAAGCCCTGCATTTACTTCTTCTAATCGTAATGTATTAGCAGTAAATGGAACAACAGATAGTATTCTTGGTGTAATGGCTGGCGGTACAGGTCAGGCTTACTTGCAAGGTACATCTACTGCTACTAATTTATTTACTGCAAATACAAATCCTTTGGCATTAGGCACTAACAATGCAGAACGGATGCGTATTACTTCGGATGGTAATGTTTTAGTTAATACAACACAAACTGGTGGCTGGTCAGGTGACCAAGTTTTATCATCTAAAACATCAAGTGCAAGTTTGGCATGGGCAGTATCCGCTTGGAATGACAGAGCATCTGATGGTGGTGCAGTCCTTGTAAGAGTAGATAATACTGCTAGACAATTAATTCTTTTCCATTACACAGCCGCTACTCCTGTTGGTTCTATTACAACTAACGGAACTACAACTTCATACAATGTAACTTCTGACTATCGTCTAAAAGAAGATGTAGCACCAATGACAGGTGCATTAGCTACTGTTTCAGCACTTAAACCAGTTACTTATAAATGGAAATCTAATGGTGAAAGTTCACAGGGTTTTATTGCCCATGAATTGCAAGCCGTAGTACCTGATGCCGTTACTGGTGAAAAAGATGCGGTAAAAACTGTAAATGAAATGGATGAAGAAGGTAATGTAATTGGCACAAAAGAAGTGCCTGAATATCAAGGTATTGATACTTCATTCCTAGTAGCTACATTAACTGCCGCTATTCAAGAACTAAACGCTAAAGTAGATGCACAAGCATTAGAAATCCAAGCACTTAAAGGAGTAGCATAATGCCTTATGGTTCAGTAAACGCTGATGTAATAACTACAAGTACGGCTGGTGGTGTATTAGGTGCTGGTAACGCTTCTATTATGAAGAATCGCATTATCAATGGTGCGATGGTAATTGACCAAAGAAATGCTGGTGCTAGTGTTAGTAACGGCACAGGGTCTTTTACATATTGTTTAGATAGATGGACAAGCTATGGTTCACAGGCATCTAAATTTACAGTCCAACAAGTATCTACTGCCCCAGCAGGGTTTGTTAATAGCCTAAAAGTAACATCATCTTCAGCTTACACAGTAGGTGCTAGTGAATATTTTGGCATCAAGCAAATTATTGAAGGTTACAACATTGCTGATTTAGGATGGGGAACTTCAAGCGGAAAAACAGTAACTTTGTCGTTTCAAGTTTACACAAGCCTAACTGGAACTTTTGGCGGTACTGTTTGGAATGGTGCAAATAATCAATTTTATCCATTTAGCTACACAGTTTCATCTGCAAACACTTGGACTTCAATTTCAGTAACAGTCCCTGCACCGACAGTTGGCTCAACTTGGTACACAGATAATTCGGCAGGGATGCAAGTATTCTTTTCTTTAGGTGCTGGTTCTACTGTTTCAGGAACGGCAAATACTTGGTCATCTTCACTTTATCTTGCCCCTACTGGTGCAACATCCGTAGTAGGAACAAACGGAGCAACTTTCTACATTACTGGTGTTCAACTAGAAGTAGGAAGTAGTGCTACTGGATTTGAGTATCGTCAATACACTACCGAATTGCAATTAGCACAACGCTATTATGAGACAAGCTATGAAGGTGTAAAAGTACCAACAAATAATACTGCTTCAACTGTTATTAGTGGTTTAGGTTCAACAAGTTATGTTGGTGGTGGTGGTGGCTCAACATCGCAAAGTCTTAGTTCAGTTGCATTTAAAGTCACTAAAAGAGCCGCACCAACAACAACCATTTATAGCTACACAAGTAGCACCACAGGAGTAGTAAGTAATGGCTGGTCAGGGGTTGATTTAACATCAGGTTCAGGTGGATTGGCGGCTGCGACTACAAATAATTTCAACATATACAATGCCAGCGGTGCATCAATAACTGTTAATAGTTATGCGGTTTTGTATCACTTTTCAGCTTCTGCGGAGTTATAAGATATGTATAAATTAACAGACCGAAACAATGGTGTTATTCGTACAAGCGATAACGCATTTATTCCATTTGACGAAGCCAACACAGACTACCAAGCCTACCTAAAATGGGTGGCTGACGGGAATGAACCATTACCAGCGGAGAATACATAATGTCAATGATTATTGATGGGACTAATGGTCTAACATTTAACAACGCTACTACACAAGCTAGTGCTGGTAGTGTGTTGCAAGTGGTTAGCGGAAGTTGGTCTGGTTTTCAAGGTGTATCTACAAGCACTTTTACTGATGTTACCAGTAGCTCTATAACTATTACTCCAAAGTTTTCAACTAGCAAAATTTTATGTATTGTTTCAGCCAATAATTGTGGAAAATCAACAAATAATACTTATTTAAACATTGCTTTAATAAGAGGTAGTACATCTATTTGTTATGTAAATGGTGCTGGCATGACACAAACTACATTAGAAGTTAATCAATCTGTAAACATGACTTATTTAGATTCCCCAGCCACTACATCGGCTACAACATATAAGTTACAAATAGCAAGTGGCAATAATAATGCTCAAGCATGGATAAATAATTATCAAAGTGCTACTGGAACTGCTCCGTCATCAATTACTCTTATGGAGATTGCAGGATGAACTCAAACATAGCAAATGCCATTACTAAACTTTATCCACAAGTAATTTCTATTATTGAAGATAATGCTTACGATGCAAACGGCAATGAGGTAACTTACGATTTAGCCGCAGTTACTACACAAGCACAAAAAGACGCTTGTAAAGCACAAGCTAAAGCACTTTTAGCCGCTAGTGATTGGTCAGTATTGCCTGATGTGCAAATTACTAATAAAGCCGCTTTTGACAACTACCGAGCAATCCTTAGAGGATATGTAATTAGTCCAGTTACAGACCCTACTTGGCCTACTGAACCGCAACCAGTTTGGGGATAATTATGAACTTTACATTTACCTGGATATTAGATAAGTTTGGCTTTCAACCTAAAATTGAAACCTTTGACTTGCCTGTTAAAAAGCCTGCTGCTAAAAAAGTAGCCCGTAAAACTGTTAAAAAAGCGACTACTCGCAATACAACTAAAAAGTGAGTTAGTTATGTCTTTTGAAATTGACCCTGTACGCTATGGACAACTTTGGGAAAAGGTTGACACATTAACTCAAAAAGTTGACAAGCTAGAAGCTGGCATGGAGGAATTGCTTGCTTTAGCTAATAAAGGCAGGGGTGGGTTTTGGGTTGGCATGATGGTCGTATCAGGCATTAGTTCGGTTGTCGGTTTTATAGCACATTACTTCACAAGTAAATGATGTGGCAGACCCATTCGGAATATCTGAAGGTGTCAAAGGCCTTACAGACAGCCTTGAAGCAAGCAGAACCGCAAGCAAAGGCTTATCTCAATCTATTGAAAACATACAGCGAGATGGCTTGGATGTTGCTAACAAACAAGCCCAAGAAAGATTAAGAGCAAGGCGAGAAGCAGAGTTTAGAAAAGAACGGGCATTAATTAAAGCCTTAGAGTCCTGGAAGCATAAGAAGCAAATAAGTGATGAAGAAGCCAAGTTAAAGATAGACTTTGTAAAAAAATATGGCGCAAAAGAATGGGAAGCAGTCTTAAAAATTAAATTAGACATTGAAAATATGCAACGCAAAGACAACGAAGAATATCAACATGACATCAAAGCAGTACGCAGAGTGCAGTTTTATTGCTTTGCAGCAGCAGCAGTAATAGCTTGGTATTTGACTTGGGGTTATAAATTTTAAGGATTTCTTATGTTTCCATTAGGTGCATTATTAGACATTGGCGGTAAGATACTTGACAAAGTATTCCCTGACCCTGCACAAGCTGAACAAGCCAAACTCAAACTGTTAGAAATGCAACAGAATGGCGAATTAGCCAGAATTGCAGCAGATACCGCAGAACAACAAGAAATCACTAAACGCTGGGAATCAGACATGGCTTCTGATTCTTGGTTATCTAAAAACATTCGCCCAATGGCTTTAATTGCTATCTTTGCAGGCTATTTCTTATTTGCAATGATGTCAGCCTTTGGATTTAATGCTACTGAATCCTATGTCCAACTATTAGGTCAATGGGGGCAAATCGTATTCTTAGCTTACTTTGGTGGTCGTACAGCAGAAAAAATTATGGAAATGAAGAATGGCAAGTAATTTTAAAGAGTGTTTAGATTTAGTATTAAAGTCTGAGGGTGGTTGGGTTAATCATCCTAGCGACCCTGGCGGTGAAACGAATTTAGGGGTCACTAAGGCTGTTTGGGAAGAGTATGTAGGTCATCCTGTAAAGACCATGAAAGACCTCACCAAAGACGATGTAGCCCCTATGTACGAGTTAAAATACTGGAGACCTTGCTATTGTGAAGTATTACCTAGAGGACTCGATTTTGTTGTCTTTTCAATGGGAGTTAACGCAGGGACAGGAAGGAGCGTTAAACTGCTTCAGTCCGCTATTGGCTGCGTACCTGATGGAGTTATCGGCCCAACAACAAGAGGACTTATTTCATCCAGTAATGGCGCAAATCTTGTCGCAAAATTCTCTGAAGCTAGACGGGAATATTACAAGTCACTAAAGACTTTTCCTATCTTTGGTAAGGGATGGCTTGCAAGAGTAGACAGGGAAGAAGCTGAAGCCCTTGATATGGCTAAAAATGGTTAACGCACACGCATTACTTTAGCTTTTTTCATTACTAATTCGTATTCTTTTCTAGCTTGGTCATCAAGTTTGCGTAATGGCAACTCTTGAAAATGTTTCCATTTAGCTAAGTATTCTGGTAATTCAGACGGTGGAATCCAACCATTTAAACGCCAGCGTACAGTAATGTCTGTGCCTACAGGTGTGTATATGTATTCGTTATTCATCTGTTCTCCATCCAAATTAACAAAATAATGCCAAAAACACCTACCCATACTATCATGCCTGTTAAAGCCATGAGACTTAAAAATACTGTCATTTTTTACCTTTCTTAGCTTTCTTTTTTTCTTGGTCAATGTATTGACGCAATATGCTAATAACCCCAGCCTCTACTAACATTCCAAGGCCTTCTTTATCAAAATGTACTAATGCGTCTGCTGACCCATCTTCATTCTCTTTAACTATTTCAACTCTGATGTCCATCTTGTGCCTTTCTTAGTATTGCTCTAGCAAATAAAACCAATGCTTCAGCATCCATAAACAACTGTCTTTCAAAGTTATTCTCAACCCAACCATTTTTGTATGTTTCTGCTAAAACAAGTATTTCCTCATCTGTTAGTGTCTTTGCTGGATGGGTGTAGAGTGGAATTTCTTTGCATCCAAATTTAGTTACCCATTCTTCAAGACGAGTATTACTAAGCATTTTCATTGTTCCGTTTGCATCTTCATACATCCACGCTACTGGTTCATTCATATTTCCCCCCATAATTTAACCAAGGCTTTTGTTGCAATTCATAACCAAATACATAAAACAATGGATTAAAGTTAGCAACAATGCGTCTTTTAGCTTCTAAAGATGTGCCACTAATCTTTATTACGCTGTCAATTTGACCTTGCAGCTTAAACATATCATTCTTCAAAGAGGTCATGTATCCCCATTTCTTCTTTAGATTTAACTGATTTAAGGTAGTTTTTAAGTGCCTTATCATCTTCTTTAAATATCTTATTAAACATACCCCTAGTAGGGTGTCTGACTGTGTACTCTTCAAATGTGCCATGAAGTACATAAAAGCTAAATGCTCTGCAAGCCCATTCATATTCTTTACAGTCAAGCGCCTGGTCACACTTGTCGCATGGGGCTTCACCCTCAAATACTCTGCGCCCAAATTTTTCCATTATTCGGCTTCCAAATAAACTAGGTTATCAAATTCATTGCTTGCTTCATATGGGTCTGATGACAAGTAAACTATTTTGTCGTTTTCATAAACAGCATAACCGTCTTGGTTTTCTTCTTCAGTCTGGAAATACCATTCTTTTTCATTCAATGGCATTACTTTGTATTTGCCAATATGGCGTGGAATAAGGTCTGAATAGTCAATACACCATTTTTTGACTGTATAAGTTATGTCTTGTTTCATTTGTTTCCCCTTAAAAACTTAGTTTCTTAAAATTTCATGCACTTTAATATAGGGATAAACCCTATGTGTTGCAAATAAGAGACAGGGTTGTATTTGGCAGTTGCTACCAATGGGCGAGAAAGCCGCAAAATTACCCAATTACTGCATCCTACATTGGCGGCTTAACACCCGAATAGGGTGGGGGCGGTCTGCACGGACAGACATGGTAGGTGAAAAGGGGAAAATCACCTCGCCCCCGTTGATTAGTTTAACCCAGTTTTGAGTTTGTATATTTTGAGCAACGATAAGAACATCTCATACCCATCTCTGATGTCTTGTTCGCTATGTTCGTAAATTGCTACTTCATTAGTTGTGCCATTAATGTAAACATTGGCGCATCGTGCAGCAGGGGCTAAAACCTCTCTGTAAGCTGCTAACTGTAGTGTATGCTCTAGGTAGGGTGTTAAATCACCAGGGGATTTCTCCGTAGTTTTAAAGTCAATTACGACCCCATTGAAATCATGCTTAGGCTTGGCATATAAATCGCACTTACCGCCATAACCTTCTTGGTTGACTAAAGACTGTTCTGGAATCCATAGCTGAGTGCCAAAATGGGCTGTGATGGCCTCATCTACCTTACGGACATACGCTGGCATCTCTGGCATATATTCTTGGTTGTAGAACGCTTCTATGAAGTCATGTATAAGAGTACCCCTAGTCATGGCTTCTTGGGATTTTTGCTTGGCAAGAACCAAAATTCTATCTACATACTCTTTTTCGGTTTCTTCTGCGCCCCTTGGGTTTTCTGCGGCAGCTTTTATGGCTTCAGATTGCAACCATGTATTAAGGCCATCTTTTGATAATTGTCCATTAATTGTAGATACGCTTGGGACAAGTGTACCTGGGTTTGCTTTGGCATCCCTGAGTGTAGTGTTTCTTTCTTTTCCGTTTTTGCCAATGGTTGTATAGCGTGTTTCGCCTGTTTTGGCGCAATACCAATGTTGTGACATAAATTTCCCCTTATTTGCATCTAGTTAACCATCTTTAAGATTGCTTCTCTTTCGGTTGCATCTGTTACTTTGTCCGCAGCTACCTTGACTACCGTATTAATAACACTAACCAACCCCTCAGTAGTCATAGATATTAACTGCCTTGTTTCATCAACATGGAAATCCTCATCGTGGATTGACTCAATGTTTTGCTGAATAATGTCATTAATAACGGTTTTCATATTATCCTCTAAAAAGGTACATCATCTTCTAAAGTGTTTTTAGGCAACTCATTACTGCCTGCTTCAGTAAAGCCTTTAGGTTGTTTTTCTTTGCCAATAGATACGCTAAAAAACTTGCCCTTTGTGCCTTCTTTAACCCACGCAGATAGATAGTGTTCACGGTTATTGACCATAATGCTGCCTGTATAGTCTGGGTGATTTTCTGTCGTTTTGCGGTCATTTTTAAATAAACTCCCAGAACCTTCTTTTGGTACATATGCCATGATTAAATATCCTTTGCTTTTACTACTGGTTTAGGTGACGAAGCGGCATTACCGTCATCGTCTGCTTGCACTACTCCTACTACTGCTGCTAATGCGTATCTACGCATATAGGTTAAACAACTGCCTGCGCCTTGTGCGTCAGGCTTTGTAACGGGTACTGACATTTCTTGACTAATCCACTCGCCAGAAGAATGGGTCAGCATAGTTGTTAAAGACATGGACTTGTCTAATTCGCAATAAGTCCCAGGGAATTGAGCCACAGCCAAACCGTTACTAGCCAACAAATCACGGCAAGCATCCCAAACAGACTCAAGGTCAGCATATTTACTTTTGAAAAAAGGATTAGCAGAATCTTTTTTAGCATGGGTTAGTTTCCCTTGTACGATTGATAGTGCTTTGGCTAGGTTAGCAATGCTTTCTGATTGCATCATTTTGCACCTCCAAAGATTCTGCCAAAGTCATTGATAACATCACGCAGCACAGGATTTACTTGGCTATTGCGTGGCTTGCCACAGGCTTGACGAATACAGTCAACTTGTTCTTGTGTAAGTTCACCACCGTACTCCATGTCATCTAAAGCTGATTCTAAAAATTCTTCGTGTTCTAACATTAGTTGGTTTAATTCACCCATATAAATCCCCTTAAATGGCATAGCAAAATTGCTATAGAAATAATACTAGGCTATCTTTGCACTTTTGTCAACACCTTTATGTTTTGTTGTTTTTATGCTAAGATTACTAAATGAACAAATTAAAAATATCTGAATCAGCAATTCTTGATTTGCTTGGTGGCACTAACAAAGTTGCTAGGATTTGTAAAGTTTCATCTGCATCTGTAGCCCAATGGCGTGATAATGGTATTCCTCATGGAAAACTTTTAATGCTTGCCGCAAGAATTGAAAAAGAAAGTAAGGGTTTAGTAACACGGCAAGATATGTTTCCAGGAACATGGCATTTTATTTGGCCTGAGTTGCTAAAAAACAACGCATTTGGCTTGCAACAGGATTTAGACGAGGAGTAGAATCACCTTCCTATCTCGAGGCTCTAACGACATACCAGGGGATAGGATTAAAAGCGCTACTGGGGGTAATGGTTGAAACAGCGCAATATAGGTGGCGAAGATAGTGCCTATACCATGCAAGACTGTCGGGTGAT